AGAATATTTTTGAATCGCTGCTCTTACTAACGTTTCTAATTCTGCTTCACCTTTTTCTGTATTCTTTTTACTGTAATTTACAATCACTTGCATATCACCATAAACGAATTCGGTTTGTTTAAAGATTGGTTCAATACCTAGTGGAGCTCTTTCTTTTAAATAAGCCAAATAAGAATTGGATAATGTTGTAGATATGATTTGTGTATCATCATTTAAATAAACAGAAACAGCAACTCTACCAAATTGAGGTGGATCTAACTGTTCACCACCGTATGCAGACACTGCGGATATCTCAGGGAATGCTTGTTGTAATAATACTTCGTAATCTTTCGATGTGACTGCTCGTTCTTGTACCTGTAATGCCTTAGGAGCAAAGTATCGAATTGAGTCCATCGACTCTCTTTCGGAACCACCTGCCGCAGCAGACAATGTATAAGCAGAGATCGTTGCGTTTTCAATAAAGGATCCTGAAAACGAACTGTCTTTACCTGCACCATTTGACTCGATTCCTGAACAGATTCTATATCGTACTCTTACATCTTCGAATTCTTGAGGTTGCGCACCAAACATATTCTTACCAAAGTAAATAGAATACTTTTCATCAAGATATGGTTCAAGATAGAATACTTTGTCTGTTGGTTTAACACCGTAAATAGTATTGGCTCGTGTAAATACATTTGCGTCGTCAGTTGCTTCTGCGTCAATAAAGACAACAATTGAATCCGTATCTACTTCGTTGTTTGTAAGGAATACTCTAAGTACTCCATCTGCGTCAACAATAAATCCTTCTCTTTGGAAACTTGCTAACATTTCACCTTCGTAAACATCAACGCTATCAGCAACAAATGTACCTACATCAAACGCGATTCCAGTTTGAGGATTAATGTCAGTTGATAATACTTTTCTGGCCGTATACATTTGATCTGTGACGAATGAAAAACTTTCGCCTTGGTGATTCACTTTAAACTGAGAATATTTTGGAATTGTAATTGTTGCAGCTTCACGCGTTGGATCTTGAATAGCAACATATAGTGTCGCTTTAGCAGATTTACGAGATCTTGGAATATAGTTTAATTCTTTTGCATGAGAAACGATCGAGTTCTTAAGGACGGCGGAGTCAAGAAACATTTCGTTAAGTGCCATGTTTGTATAGAAGTTATTCTGATAACTATTAAACGCAAGAACATCTAACATGACGCTCATGTTTGAGCCATCAAAGTTATAATCCTTGAATTGCGTTTGTGTTTCTAAATAACTCCTAAGTTGACTTTTTATTCCATCGAAGTCAAGTTCAGTAATTGGTGTTTTTGGATTTGCCATCTCTATCTATTCCTTTGTAATACAACGTCTAACTGTATTGGCTGTTCAACCTGTCTAATATAAAAAGTAATCCCAACGTAGACTTCACCATCGTCAGGCTTTGAACTTACTGCAACATTAATTAATTGAGCTCTTGGTTCATAGGTCTGAATTGTTGACGTTACTCTATCTTCTATTAATTTTAATGTACCGGGTGTTAAATTTTCAAATAACATCGCTCTGATATTGCCACCCATATAAGGTTGCATTAATCTTTCACCACGATCTGTTAATATTAAATTTTTAATTGATTCTTTAACTGCTTCTTCATCTTTGAGTAGCACTACATCAAATGAAACTGGACTCACAAGCAGATCTTTACGAAAATCAGAGTTAAGACTAATTTTTTTCTTTACTGGTGAAATGTAATCTGCTATTGCCATTATAGTATTTCTCTTATATCTAAATGAATCTTATTTAGTTCTGGGTAATCCTTAACATATTTAAATCCACCTTTTAATGCATTTTGAATAAAGGCTTCAGGATCTGCCATATCTCTTTTAACATCAATAACCAAACCACTCAAGTGTGAATTGTCTTCAGGTCCGTCTGCCTTTGTGTTATAAGCTTTACTTACCCAGCCTTCTGTTATTGTTAAAGGCTTTTCTGAATTCGTTGATTTCTGTAATCTTTCTAAGTATACTTTAACATCGAGATCAATTCTTGTCCAGGCGTATATACCAATACCTTCTTTTTCATCAAACGAATCTCCTTCGAGTCTAAATACGTCTGACGATCCATTAAATACATTACCACATCTTGGAAGGTTTTTATAGTCCGCAGCAGTAATAGGTTTAACGTTCTGCGGTATTTTGCCCGTATCAGTCTTTTCATTACCACCAGGAGAAGTCCATCTACCTTGTAATCTATTTATTACCTCTTTCCTAGTTGATGGAGAATACCTTATAGCTCCTGCTCTGATAGCAGATGACTCATTGATTCTTGAGATGTTTTTAAGACGATCTACGATCGTACTGTATCGCCTTGTATAATCATCAAGGGGTTTATTAATGTCCCTTATCAATGATTCTATTGACCCTGCAAGTGCACAGATCCTAGATACGATGTATTGAATCTCTTCGATACCAGGCGATTCAAATGCAGCTACTGCGTAATCAATCAAACCCTTTATCTTATCTTTAATACCTTTCTTATTCTCTTCAGTAAAGAATGCACACATTTGTTCTCTTGTTGTCATAATACCTTTTACGACTTTTGCATTCACAAATGTTTCCGCATCAGCAACTAGCGCGCCTGGATCAAAGTTATTAATCATATCAATAACTTCCTGAAAGACTTTATCAATTACTTCTTCAATCTTTTCTTTAATTGCTTTAATTAATTTTTTGATTAATTCTTCTGCGGTTAGATCTTTAATACCATCATAACCTCTTTCAATTTTATCGGCTAGTGCTAACGCATCAGTTATGATACCATCAACCACTCCAATTAAATCAAAGAAAGCATCTACTGTTAAAAAGAATTTATCAAAGGCATCACAGAATCCACCTAAGATAGAAGTATTGAAATCATTCTTATAATACGCATCAAGGTTTCTTGCCAGTTTAGGCGCATCATTATCACTAATTAAATTAGCAGGTGTATAGTTATATTTTTGCATAAAGTCAGCAGTTTCGAGATTTGATATATCACCTCGTTGCCATCTATCAGATAAATCAGGATAACTATCAAGACTGCCTATTCGTTGTCGAAGTAAACCATTTAAATAACCGGTTGCGTCATATATCTTATTACCGTATTTGTTAACTGCTCTGCTTAACGGATTTGTTTCTGCGTCTTGAAGTATGCTATTCGCAATCTCCTGAGTCACAAGATCAATTTGTCCGAGAGTATATCTTCCTGCACCATCAATGGCTGGAATTTTATTAATTAATAAAGTATTCTGAGTTACTTGATCATTACCGTCTACGCATGCATCAACCATTATCTAAACCCTCTTCTTGTTAGAGATTTCGTCTGATCTTTCGCCGAATCATCTAATGCTGAAATATATCCACCAGAATATCCCATTGCGTAATAACCACGAGGAATAATCGATGTTGACTTCTTAGGTGGTTCAGGCATCTTGGCTAAAGTCATTCCCCATGCTCCTAAACCAAGCGGTAAGAAGTCGGCAACAATTGCGGCAAACGCATTCGCAGGATTTAATACTTCAGCAATAAATGCTGGACTATTACCTGTAGGATACGCCCAGCCTGAAGTAAGTCCTGGTAAAGGAGCAACGATTGGAGCAGATACAGCAGGAGGTAATAATACAGGTAAAGTTGGTAATGATATACTTACAACTGGCGGACGATAAGCGCCATTATACGCAGCTCCTGTTGCCGTCATAAGTGGTGCACCCAAAGTAGTAAAGTCACCAGACGTTGCTACTACCGAAGTTGCATTAACTAATGGAGAAGTAACAATACTGCTTGAAGTAATTGCACCAGCGTTAACAACAGTCGTATTAAAGATTCCTATATGTGAAGTTGTTACCGAAGCAATTTGCATCGATGGTGTAGTTAAACTCCAACCTGGTGTTGGTACAGCAGTTCCTGTTAAAGGAGTAGGTGGTATTAAGCCACTTGCTAAACTGATTATGTTTGAAGCTGTATTATGTATATCACCTGGAGTGGATAACTTAATTGCTTTCGTTGAGAATACATCGTAAGTATTTAACGCAGTTGCTTTAATATTTTTGGCAACAAAGTTTAATTGATTTCTTGCTTCAAATTGTATTTCCTTTTTCGCAAACAGAGTCATAATACCTGAGTTAGCTTCAACCTTAACTTCTGCTCCTCTTACATTAACTTGATCACTACCGTTAATATTTAATGAAGCGCCTGAAGCAATTTCTGTATGACCATGTACAAGTAATTTATAATCACCTTCTATTTCTTCTGTCTTATTTCCTTTTACATAAACATGAGCGTTACCATTTACAGTAACTACACTATGTCCTGATGATTCGTGTTTTGTTCCAATATTAATTTCATAACGATCTGCAGCAGCTTTTTCAGAAACTGTACCTTTTGAATCTATTTGAATATATGCACCACTATCGTGATGAATCATAATTCTTTCTGCACCAGGAGAATCATCTAATTCAATACTATGTCTTCCTGATTTAATTACTCTATTAAATGGATATTTGGCTGCGTAAGCTGGAGGAGGTTCAGACCACGTTTCATCCATATCAGCAATCTTTTGATCATGTGTACGATTGGCTGCTTGTTGTAATAGATAAGTTTCATTTAATAATTCACCACGAGCTAATCTATCTGGTCCACCGCCTGCGTTAAAATCATTTGGATTATAACCTCTTGCTAATAGATCACCATTCTTTTCAGGAATAACACCTTCACCGTCTTTGGTTGGATCCGATACTGTATTATACATACCAGGTAATAAACCCAATATGATTGGATGTTGAGCCATCTTACCATCTAAGAACATTCCGTATACATAAGATCCTAATGATGGGGGTGGATTGTTTGGATCGTAATTACCTGCAGCACACATTGCCCACGGCAAATCGGTTGTCGCAATTTCTTCATTTGTTCCGTGCACGCCAAACGCGCGAACTCTTACTCGACCTTCGTGAGTTTCATCGTTATTACCTTCAACCATACCGATGAAGAAGAACGGATTACTTATTCCTGAACCATCAATCATATATCACCTTTTTGCCAGCCATATTTTATCGCTTCCACTTTAGTACTCAGAGTGTTCATCTCCATTGAATGGTCAACGCTAGCAATTAAATATTTGCCACTCAATCTTTCGTTTTGTTTATTTTCTAACGCAATGCTAGGTTCTTGTGTAATTAGATTAATCACATCGCCTGGTACCAAATCTATCCTGCCTTCAATACCTAAAGAAACTGTTGAATTATTTAAATGGTAATTATAAGCAACTCTGTTTTGAATAATCTCAACCATGTTTTGTGGTGTACGAAGTACTTGGCCTGGTATTGAAGTAACTCCATCAGGTTGCCAGTCACGGTACACAACAAATTGTTTTGCGTTTTTATTTGTATCCTTAAACGTTTCAGTAATAAACTTATCTGAATGTACTGCACCAACGTTTGATGTTCTTGGCTGTCCTGCCATACCAATGTATTTCTTTTTTGCTTTTTGATAATCAAAGTTATAAGAAGTACGCGTATGATTCACGAAATCAATTTCCATTACCGTATTCTTATAAGCACCACTATCAAGGTCAGCTCCTGTATCAACATGATTTGAATTTTCAAAAGATACAACGTTTCTTACCATTATGTCAGCATACTGCGATGCATCTTGTTCTGAAAAGCTTAAATAGTAAAAGTCTTTAATCTTACTTTCATTCTTTATTGCTCTTTTTAATAACCATTCGTCAGTTACCCAATAGTAACCATCAAAAGTTTCAAAGAAACGATACATGTTTGATGGAGATTGCGCTCCTGCTTTTGATTTACTTGCCAAAAAGTTCATTGCTTGAACTGGAGTATAATCAGGAATGATCGTTCTCATCTGACCATCGGATTCTTCGATATAAAACGCTCTACCTTTATTTGAACTTAACTGTAAACTTTCAGAGTTATCAGGCATTTCACCTACTGACGTTGCCAGTGTCAATTCTTTACCTTGATTGAAATACTTTTTAAATAATTGCTTTGCAGCATGGGATCCTGATTTGTTTGTAAACGCAGTGATCACACTTTGTATTCCTGCCCTAAAAGTTGTTCTACTTACAAAATGTAATGTATAAAAATAACCATCGCCTAGATCATTTTTAAATAGTCCATCAATTTTAACTATTTGACCTTTAATGTTTAATTCTGTTTGTAGATCATGTCCTTTAATTATTAATTCTAATTCTTCTTCTGCTCTTAATGGGAAATTATGTAACGTTCCAACTTGGTCTAAGACCTTAAGCGTTCCAGAAAAAGAAGAGCTATAGATAGATTGCTTTAGATTAAATCCATATATCAAAGCGGTAATAGAAGCGTCTCTATTGTCCGCCGATTTAATCATAGCGCTTTCTATAGTACAATGAGAAGGATTAAAAGATTCAGACATTATTCAGTACTTACCGAGTTTTTGAATTCTCGTGATAGTTGACCTAAGAACGAGTTATCGAATAAAAAGATTTCTTTTTTGTTATCATTGATTTGCTCTTCATATTCAAAGATACGATAAGGAACCCAATCTTCAGGAATGATTCTTTTAATGATTATCTTCTGTCCGCGTTCTGTACGCATAATCACGCGATCTTCTTTGCGAAGATAAATTGTTCGGAAAGATTCCGGTGCTAAGATTAAATTATCGACTGCCATTTGTTATTTCCTAAACTGTTTTAATATAATATATAATGTTTTCATCAATAGATTCATCTTTTATCCAATCGAGAACATCTTCTCCAATCCTGCCAGACTGCGCCTGATATTTATCGACCATATAGTCGTTAAACGTTTGAGCATTCATTGGCCATTCGTAATAAGGATCTATGATATTGTTAGCCATGTACACTAACCAAATATAATCTACAGAACCATAATAATCCAAAGCAATATCTTCTGCTCTCTCACCTTCAGTAACTGTATAAGAATAATAAAGATAAGGGTTATTTGCGACTGCTCTTACAAACGAAGGTCTTCGAGATATATCTCTAATCTTTCTACCTTGGTATTCTATAACCGGAAAATGTTCAAAGTATTTAGTTGCCATTAGATGTCGTCTCCTTCATAATCTTCAGCCGTTTGTATTTCGAGTTCCTTAAAGCTCATAGAAAGTTTAACACCCTGAGGTACACCACCTTCAGCAATAATAATTTCACCACTTGCTCCATAGTCAACAGTTAAATTATCGACCATACATGGTTTAAATCTAAGGAAGTGTGATTCATCAATACCTAATAGATTAATACTAACAACCGCAGGATATGTTAAAAAGG